GGGAAAATGAGATCCAAACGGACTCCCAACTCTTAAAGGTGTGAGAAACTACAAACAAAAAATCGTCGTACGACGGGTCCAACCCGGCGTAGAAAAAAACAATGTAGTTCTTATACCTAAAAACTAGAAATAATCTAGTTCGGGTTGGTTGTTCGCGTGGCATTTAATATAGCGCTCACCCGCTACTATCTCCATCTTTGGGGATAGATTTTCGTTTTCTTTGACTCTCTTGCCTAGGCAGAGAGCGAACATCTTGACCGTAGATGCAACAAGTAAATTGAAATCGTACTGATTCGAGAACATGACTAATTGTGGGAACCATAAGCTCCTGTTAGTAATGAAAAATTTTCTTCGTCAATAATTGACAAAGCTACTAGTTGAACAAAGTACGCAGACAGATTACCTGTGCTACCTACAATAAAGGTCAAGACGTATTCCTGAAAAGATGAAAGTGACAAAAGAGCACTAAGATCAACGGCATTCACTGAAAGTGTATCCCATTCAGGAGTTTCTAAAGGTATGGAGAATACAACCTCAGTTGTTTCTGCATACAGAGGCGCTCCTTGAAAACGAAGAAAGGAGAAATCCTCAGCGGTGGCAGACTCAATTTGGAGTCCTACGGCACCGTTTGATGTGGCACTGGCTTGAAATTCAGTGGACACAATGGTGTTATCGGAATCGAGAAATGTCTCGCCGTAAGCACCATCCCCAAAATCTGCTGTAAAAGCAAATTTAAACAGATTTAAACTGTAATTGGGGATATCTATCTCAACAGCTCCTTCGATAGAAGGTACTGTTGTGACATTAGCGTCTAAATAGTGCGTGATCGGCATATTTGACGAATTCAACGCTGAGTCTGCGAAATCAGGATTATAATAATCATAGAATCCTTGAACAACGCGACTTGAGACGCAATCACCAGGTTGGTATTGAACGTTACCGATTAATTTATATCGTTGACGCATACCACCTCTGATTCCCATGTAGCCATATCGGAGATAATCAAATAAATTGACTCTTCCGTTGGCATCTTGGTAAGAAGCAGGAGCATTTTTAGTGAAAGAATTTTTAGGTGTGTTATACATATTAACATTTGTATACCACCTACGTTTTCCACCAGATCCTGCTGTATCAATATGGTGATGAAAGGTTTGATATCGCTTTAAGAGCGATCGGAAAGATATGATTTTCTCTCCAAAATGGTCAAGGAAAACATTTTCTTCGTTCGTCTCAACCTTATTCAAATTTATCGATGTTGTATTAACATTTGACTCTGTAAAATTAACTCTACGTGGAGTAGTCAATAAATTTGAGGTTGGAACAGCCACTGACATATCATTACTACGTACATATATATTAATAGGTACATTAGAATCATCAGTTGGTTGAACCAATTCATTAAATGGTCGAATATCGATCCATCCAATGTTCTCTTCGATGTCAAATTGTTCGACATCAAGAGTGGTGCCATGACGTAACGCTTGTGTATCGTTATTGTCTATGTCACCATATCTACAGAAGGCTCTATCATGAGTCCATCCTACAGTAACATCAACACATTGTGTCTCTTGCAAATCTACTATCAACGTATTATGTTGATTTAATTTAGCAGATGCAGATGAAATAAGTGTTGATTGACTTGAATTAGGTTCGTATCTAATTATAGCTTTTCCTCTATGGAATTTGCTACAAACGAACTCTACTCTATAAGTCATTGACCCTCTCCAATATCTAAAAGGCTGGCATGCAAATGCAACAGCAGTAGGTTGAAGGAGGGTTTTCGTACCGGGTAAATCTACTTTATTAAAAAGTCTAGGTGTAACCGCAATACGATAAAGGGAAGTCACTAAAGCCGTATCGGCTGATGACCACACTGCAGTAGCGAGATAAGATTCTCGTGCAGTGATAGTATTGATTGCCATTTGGTCCTGTTCAATACCTCCCAAGTCAAGGCGCAGTGCTAACTCTTGTTTAGAGTCTGCTGCTACCTTTTTAGCGGTATCGGCTGAAGCAAGTACTGAATCATTAAGATAAGTAACATTCCTAACAAACATTTGTTTATCAAGGACAAGAGGCTTGGAAAATCCAAACCAACTAGCAACTTTGCCGACGCCTTTAGCGACTGTGGAGGTTGCTTTTGCAAATCCTCCAATAACTGGAATGTCTGCGAGAGTGTCTCCAACCTTTGCAACAGCAGAGGCAATTGTGGCGACTGGGCCTGGTTCCGATGATTCATCATAGGTACCGGCTTTCTCAACAGCTCCAGATATTCGCTGACCCCAGGATTGTCCTGAGTCATAGAGTGGTTTGCCGGATGTTTTCTTAGCATACCAATCTTCTTTTGAGACAGGCTCATCTGAAGTTGATTCTTCAATTTCAGTGGCTTCCTCAATAATGTTCTCAGCCTTCCTCTCAACGGTCTTTTTCCGATTACGAGGTTTAGATTGAGTAACAATGTGGGTTTGCGGAACGATAGTAGCATCAGTACCAGTAATGGTCCCGAGCTCGACATCCGTCATCCACGCATAAATGTTAACACTAACAGAAGAATTATAATCTTCATTTGCAACAGCAATTGGGTTAACACTTTTGATGTAAATACTTCCAAGTTCTGCTAAATCTGAATAAGATTCTGTAGCTGCTAGTGCGTCTGCGTCATAATTGAACAGACGAGCTCTAGTTTTTGGAAACATAAAGGGAAGAACCATTTCTGTAGGTTCATTCTCTTTTACATCTAAGTAGACAACTCCAGGAGCCTGTGATAAATAAGTTAAATAACAGGATTCTGAGAGTGGTCCAGGATCACCAGAAGTATAAAGATCTTCATAGACCCACAAGTTATCATTAGCTAAACGGAAAGGTTGATAAGAAATCATAATCCTTCCATAGTGAAATGGTGTACCAGTTACTGAAACACGTAAGTGGCATTTGCCTTTAAAATAGGCATAATTAGACAACTTGGCCCGAATAGTCGGGTCTTTTGACCAAAGGTCCCAGGGATTTACAATAGTGTAAATATCTTGTCCAGGAATCCATGCAGTATCAAAAATACTAATTGGACGTTCGAAAAAAGTGGATAAAGGAGCTTTAGTAGCTCCACCAACATCGACGCCTTGGTCGTTCTCACCGGAGGCAGTGGTAGTATGTGAAGGAGCAATCTCCTGCACATTAACACGATCCATTGACATAGTTGATTCGTCAATGCTCATCTCTCCGTGGGAGGACTGTGTAACAATCTCTCCTTCTGCTTCATTACCATATACATCACAATAATATGTGCATAGGTCCCAGGGTTGTAATGGATCCTGGTCCGCAAAGGTAACATAGCGTACGTTTTTAACTACTTTTGATTGGGCAGTGAATTGAGTTATAAAATCTCTATTTTCTCTTTCTTTCGCAAAATTGTTATGTTTTTGGATTTTTGTTCCTTTATCATAACCAAATCGACGAGTTCTACCCTCTTTAATCGCTTGGCGCATTTTCTGTCGCCGCGTAAGTAGTTTTTCGGTTTCCTTCTGTTTTAATTTAGAAGATTTTAACCGGTAACATTGCCTGTATGCTTTCATTGTATTAGGAGTATATTTCAGATCAGTTCTGTATTCTAACTCCTCCAATGTCATAGCACTCATAAAATCGGGAATCTCTACGAGATCTCGAGCAATGCGTCGGGCTCTCCGCTCAGCAAACAATTTATGTTTTGCGCGGCGAGAGGCCTTGGAAGTGAGGTTTGAGGTATCCTCCTCAGTAGGTCCAGTTGTTATTTGGTTCTGGTCAACCTTTGGCGCAGTCTTTGGTGCGTCTCCTTGTTTAGTTTCAGGTCCTTTCTTGGAACTTCACGGTAAATAGTATGTACAACATACAACCAAAGTAAAGGAAATCTTTGTCCGCTGACATTTGATTAGCTGACTTGTTTTTATTTATAGAGGCTCATGTCTGTAAATTCTAAATAGAATCTCCTCTGCTGATAAGTTTTCCTCTAAACCGGCTCTTACTAAATTCGAGTTACGGTTGAGTATATTACAACTTATCCTTAGGGTAAATTTGGCTTCGCAGCTGAAAGAATGTTGGATATGTTTCCAAAATAGCATCAGTCTCAAAACCATACTTGCGAGCAAAAAGCTCAGCAAGTTGTGCTCTCTTTTTCATAAAAGTGTGTTCATCATGATGGAAAAACAATTCTCTCAAAGCTGAACCAGTTGCCTGTAGCACCTGGACTTCAGGTGAAACACTTTTAGAAGGTAGTAGATAAGATATGGATTTCATAATAGATTCCACATCAATTGGTGCAACCCAATGTCCTAAATCTTGGCGATAAACAAAATTTCGTTTTAAAAACGAAGTTTGTGGCCATGAAAGGTAAGGCTGCATATCTCTACTTTTCTGAGCATCAGTATAGTCCATGCCATAAAAGACACGACAAAATTTTTGATAAGTACAATTGTTGATTATATCAATGACGTCATCTTTAACGCCTGTCAACATATCATCTCCATATACTTGTGGATGAAGATAATCCCAGAAATCGCTGGGTTTGTACACGGTCACTGCGTTAGCTGGGTGGTGTTCACCTTCTTTGCACATCATGCAAATCCAGTAATACATCAAAAGAACATTTCCTTTAAGGGAATTATCCTCAGCTGTAGCATATTTTCCAGAAGGCTGTAAACCAGCGACGGAAAATAAAAGACCATTTAAAACTAATGTGGGGTGAAGATTATCACTTAATATCCCACGAACAATTCTCAATTGTTCTTTATTGTATCCGAGTTCTTTCAAAACTCGATATACAATAGTATTAGTCATTATTGTAACGTCTGGGGGCATTGAAGTATCATAGCCTCCATAATCTCCTTCCATAAATTTATCAGAGAATTCTGTGAATCCTTTACAAAATTTATCAACATCATAAGAATGCATGTTGATTCCAATGGAAGTGGAAAATACATCGTCGGAATGTTCAACCATTAATGAATAAAACGGCATTAGCATCATTCGATGTACAATGGTGTTACAAACAGGTGACATCGTGAAAACACGAGTCATCTTACCATTTTTACGAGGTTCATCTTTAAGCTGACATCCTAAAATAGGATGAGCCATTTCTTCACGCTCGTAACATGCAAAAATTTCTGCAATTTGCTCAGTCACTTCGTGATCTGGCATAAAAGAGTTTGCATTATAATCTAAATCTACTGATTCACAGTGTTTAGATTTTGGCCCCGGCCAAACGAAACCTCCAGAAGTGGATTGTTTCATAGATCTCATATAGAAATTATCGGGGTCGCCATTCATGGCAGTCTCTAACTTCAATGGTTGAAGTTTTGTGACACCAGCTGCTCTCAGCTTGGTGGTAATACGTTTAACTAACGTATCAACCACTACTAACATGATATCAGAGTCCAATGACTTCTTATGGACTGATACCTTCTTCATAAACTCATTATAAGGAGCTTTGTACTCCTTTTCACCATCGGCATTGGTCACATATCGTGCCTTCATAGGTGGTGGAACGAATTTCCTCTGTCCGTCTGGCCTATTTGGTCCAGATCCGACAATTGGTTCTACTTCGTCAATGAGTTTTGATTCTTTTAAATTTGAGGGTCTAGGTCGTATCATGGCAAAATTATCTAATTCTCCCATGATCCTTAACGATGGAACGTCTTCAAACCTAGCAGGGTTTCGTTTATCAACGGTTTTAGTAATTCCTCCATTAACGGTAGGAACTCTAAGTACTCCCTGTGAGACGATTGGCATCATCCCAGATCTCTTTACTAATCGTTTAATTGCATCTAGGACTTCATCCTTGGTGAAAGACTCAGCAAAGCAATTACTTGTGCCTTTTTGGTTAGCACAATGGACAGCTTGAATAAATGTTTTATTAGCTGCCGTTACGATTAGAGGGTGACCACACAGTCCAGTTCTATGATTTTTATAGATATATCTATAGGTGTTGGATTGTGTAATTTGGCCAATTACTTCGTTATTAGCCACAATGTCACCATGGAAGAATGCCTTAACTGGCACTTTTTCCAAAACAGCCTTAAGGCCAATCATAGATTTCGCTCGTTGAGTTGTCAAATAATTAGACAAGTCAGTAAATAGTTCTCCAGTGAAATTTAACATAATTAAATCACCAGAAAATTCTTCGAAATCAGTTGGTTTAATGGTACATCGACGTGTTTGAACACTATCTGGATGCATCATGGACTCAACGGTCCAAGTTCCATTATCACCTGGTTTGCCAAGGGCATGTTTGTTCACAATACAAAATGAACTACATACTCCTAAAGCATGGTTTTCAGTGGTGTGCATTCCGTGAATACGGAGAAATCTAACATTTTTATAAATGCGATTTTGCACTTCTATTGGCTTATCAGTAGATCTTACTCCTGATTTGCCTATGACTTCTATAGGTACATATTCTTTATCCCAGTCCACTGCATTCTCGGGACGGGGTACCTTTCTCGGGCGCTGACAATTAAGTTTCTTTTGCATTTTTGCAAGATATTCCTTAGTTGTTTCCTCATCGGAAAAGTCACCGGAGGACATCACCACATCTCCTTCAAGATTTACCTCGTCAGGAGATAATACTGAAGTGAAATATTTAGTCGTTTTATAAGCTGCATAAACTATGCCAATCATGGTGGCAAATTCAGCAATCGTGAACGACATCCGAGAGAGCAATGGTGTTCTGAAACCAATAGACTCTGCTCGGTGAAATCTGTATGTTAAATACCTTTTCAATACGCCAAACTTTGAAGTTGGAATAGCGCATTTGACAATAGGAATTTCAATGCA